TTCTCTTTCAGCTCTTCTGAGAAGAGCTTCTCTCTGTGCCTTGCGCTCAGCTAATGCTTGTTTTGTCATTTTTCTAACCTCATTGCTGTTTTTATGCATATAAGTAACTTCATCGTCATCAGACATTTCATCATCAGACATATCATCATCGGACATATCATCATCAGACATTTCTTCATCCATGTCTTCAGACATATCTTCTCCGCCTAGAAGATTATCAAGCGCTTCTTGCACAGCTTGCTGCGCTGCGTCAACCATGTCAGCGGGAACTTCAATTTCAAAAGTGGCGACATCATCACTATCATCTACTTCGTCTTCGTCATCCATGTCATCAGACATGTCATCCATTTCTACATCATCTGAATCATCATCACTCTCAAAGTGATGAAATTCTAAATCATTTTCATCATCATCAGAACTATCGTTTGCGAAGTCAACAGTCTCTTTACCATTTTCAAGGTCAAGACCGCTCATAACAAGACCAGCTTGCTTTGCAATATTTGGAAGATATTTTGCTCTAATTGCTTGTGCTACTACCAATGCTTCACTGTTATCTAATGATGCAGTTTTAGTCATATCAGAAGCACAATTAATAAGATCTTCCTTATCAGTTGCATTAAGCTCAGCTAATCTCATTGCAGCTAATCTGCTTTGATTTTTGGCAATATTCGAATTTTTATTCATTTTATTTGCTGCTTCCCTTAATAAAAATTGTTCTTTTATCAAAGTCTAATTTATAAGATTATTTATAAACGTTTTTTGTATTCTATATATTTAGGTTTTACACCTTTTTTGAATAAAGAGGAGAATAAAATATTCTCCTCTTTATCATTGATTAATCAATCCAAACAATGCTTACATCAAGCTTCGATGGGTCTTTTGCTGAAGTCTTGATAGTGGTCTTACTGTAGTTACCACAAGCATGGCAGAATGAGTTGTTTTTGACCTTATTTACTTCTCTGTCACCACATGAAGGGCAAACCATTCCAATAGGTAACATTTTTTCATTATTTCTGTCAAAATCAGCCATTGCTGTTCTAAGATAAACATCAGAGTCAACTGTTGATGACAATCTAATCATTGATTTGACATTAGAAGCAGTGATAGGAGCTGTTGCAGCACCTAAACCTTGATCAGGAGTTAAACCACCTGCAGGAGCTGCTAAGTCATCAGCAGGAGCTTCTTCTTTGCTTTCTGCTCCAGCACCACCTGTGCCATCAGAAAGTAACTTGATCATCATTTCAATTTCGAATGATGTTCCACATGCATTACAGGATCCCTTGCTGTCTGCAACATCTACATTGTCAGATCCACAGATAGGACAAACAGAACCCCATGGTTTCTTCTTACCTGGTTCGGAAACTGCATCTACATCTGGAGCAGCGTTCATATCATCAACACCACCAGTCATAGCTGAGAGACCAAGATCTCCACCTGCAGTAGGAGCAGCACCTAAACCTGGATCAACAGGACCAGCTGCTGGACCTTGAGGAGCAGGAGCACCCATTCCTCCACCCATACCCATACCAGGAGCACCCATACCAGGACCCATAGCATACTTATTGAGGATGTAGTCTCTTCTGTTTTTTCTTGCAATTCTAGCTGCATCAGTCATGATTACAGGAGCATCTTCAATTACTGATTCATCCATAGCAGGTGCTTCAGTCATATCTTCATCAACTTTGAATGATTTACTTACAGATGTTGAAACACTTGCAGTAACATCTCCATTTTCACTTACATGAAGATCAGTAAATGAGAAAGTACCTGGATCAACTGTAAATCCATGCTGTTGAAGAACTTCGATAGCTTTTTGCTTGAATGTATCTTCAAAACTATCATCACTTGGATTCATTCCACCTAAATCATCTTTAGTACAAACAAATCTTAAGCATTCTGATTTATTTTGTGTAACAGACATTGCTGCAGTTCTTTCTGCACTTTTCTTGACATCAATAGCTTTTGATACCAATTTCTCTGCAACATTGAAGTCTTCACACAATCTTTTAGCAGCTAAAGCAATCTTCTTTGAGCCAATGTCAAAGTTATTTGAGTAGTCTGCAAGCCATCCAATAATATTGCCTTCAATATTCTTAGTAGAAGCAGTCTTGATACCCCAGAATTCTCTTCTGTTTCTTTCTCTTAATCTTGCTTCAGTTGCAGTTGGAGTTTTAGCTCTGTCAATGGATGCAATAAGAATTCTTTCATTCATGCTTTCAACAGCAGCAACAACTTCTTCAGGAGTAACTTGTTGTTCGCTTGCAGACATTGCTAAACCAGAAATAACTGATCTAAGTTCTGCACTTGAAATCAATGAATCACTTGAATCTACAGCAGTCTTGAGTGCACTTCTTAATTCTTCTGATTTTGAAGGAGCAGCATCAATATTCATATCATCAGCAGAAGCAGAAGATGTTTCTAACATTGTAGAAGCAAGTCTTTCAACTCCTTCCTTAGTAATTTCACCTTCTTCAACAGCTACAGAAAGTGCATCTGCTAAATTTGCAGCTGTAACATCTGCAGTAACTTGTGAACCAAGTTGCTTCAAGACAGCTGTGACAGGATTTTCAGTAGACTTTTCTTGCTTGAAGAAATCTGCATTTGCATCAGTATCAACAGAAGAAGCTGCAGCACCAGCACCAATCATTTCAGGAAGATTTTCTTCTCCTGCTAATGCTTGAGCAATTCTCATAATATGATTAGGATGTTCTTTTGCAGAAACAACTGCCTTTGCAAGTGCTTGAATAGTTGCAGACATTACTTCATGAGCAGTAGCTTTACCATCAACTCTACAAACAGCAAGTTGCATTTCTAAAACTTCTGTAGGGCATCCCTTGACAACTTCATTGACTAATTCAGATAAACCCTTGGTAACTGCACTATCGTCAACTCTTCTTGCATAAAGACCAGCTTTTTCAAGTAAAACTTCCTTGACTTCTGTATCTTCACCAGTTCTTTTTAATTCAAGTTCTTCGTTTCTAGTCTTTGATGTCTCACCTTTATGATGAGCTCTTAAGCCATCACCTAAAGACTTGCTATCGTAACCTTCACCAGATCTGACTTCATCAAGTAAATCTTCTCTTACACCATCTCTATGCTTAACATCCAACAAGGCGGTTTTGACAAAAGATGAGTATTCTTTGAGGAGCTCTGCAGCTACTCTTGTTCCTTGACCATTCTCCATCAAGTGAATTTGATTTTCATTAAGAATTGGATCCCAACCAGTCTTTTTGCCATTTGTGTAACCTGTAATAGATCCATCTGTTGAAAGAACAACTCTGTTACCTGCACTATCCTCGACCTTAAAGTCAATGGTTACTGCAGCAGCAATCTTCTTTCTTTGTTCAGATGCAATCTTTGCAAAATGATCCATTTGATTTCTGCCTCCCGCCCCATTAGGCGTATTTGTTTTTATGTTTTTATTTCTTTCATTAGCAACTCTAATGACTTTATCAATGCTATTTTGAATCTGTTCTGTTCCAACTAAACTATTTTTCAAGTTAAGTAGATTTTCTGTGAAATTCAAAACATTGCTTTTTCTACTAGTACTTGTACTAGCAAAAACTTCTCTTCTTCCATCTTTTGAAGCCCATACAAAATGAACATCAGAAGATGCAAGAGCAACACCACCACCTATTGCTTGATTATTTTGTGTAGGATTTGTTAATTCCATAATTCTTCCAACACTATCAGTTGGAGAATAATCAGCAAGTCCTACGTTTCTCATTTGTGCAGCAGGTGCTTGTTGAGCTTGTGGTGCTTGTGGAGCTTGTCCAGTAGGTTGATTAATTGCTTGTGGTGCTTGACCTGATCCAACGTCAATACCATCATCAATCATATCTTGCATTGTTCCCTGAAGATCAGCCATAGCTTTTGTTATTTTTCCTACATGAGCAAGATCAACATTGTCTTTTCTTGCAAACATATTCAAAACAGCAACTTCAAGGAAGTTAAGCGAAAGATTAATCATATCCAAGATATTCAAACCTGATCTTGGATCAATTCCTAATGCTTGTAAAATAGCAGAAACAGTTGAGTTTTGATTAGCTCCTGCTCCCGCTAGTAATGGACCTCCAACTAGTGTCCCAGCTTGTTGAGCTAATCTTACTGCAGTGTTAGCAGTATTTTTAGCTACTCTTAAGCAATTTTCATATTCATTTCTTGTTTCAGGACTTGTTGGAGAACCCTGATGAGCTAAAACAATGTTGGATAAAATTTCATTTGCTTTTTTCTCAATATTTGTTGCAGCATCTAAAACTTCATCAACATCGTAGATTTCTTGAATTTCACAAGATTCAAAAGCACCATCACCTACACATGAAAGTTCAATAAACTTTACACCGTAGTTTTTTTCATAAGCTTTTTTGCCAGATTCAGGATGTATTTTGCCTTTGTATTTCTTTAAGTGTTCACAATAATCTTTTTCAGTGTAAGCTTTATTGCCACAAATTGAACATACACCTGATTCAACACTGGCTCCCATTGAAACATCATGGATTACACCTGTTCTGATATTTCTAGCAATGTCAGGATATGCTTCTTCATCAACGAAAAAAGTACAATATACACAGTTTTCTTTTTCGTCCCATTCAGCATAAACAACCATACCTTTAGCTTGTTCGATATCGTCATTTTTATGGTTTGTATAAATGGGAACACCTTCAAAAGTCTTGTAAGTTGGAATTTTTTGACCTTTGATATCTTGTTCTTTTAATAATTCTTCTTTGGAAAATAAGTCACCATTAGCATTGACAACATCAGCGTCAATTGCTCTAGCTCTTACCCATAAAAGTTTTGCACCTTTACGAGCTTGCATTTCCTTAACAATGTCAAAATCTTTGTATTTTTCAAGTACTTCTTTAGGATCAGCATATAGTGATTGCAAGCCAATTTTTGCTGCTTCTCGCATATTTACAGAAGCAGTTTTAATAATGTGATCTCTTGCTATATTTCGGTCTTTTTCACTGAGAAAGCTATCTAATGTGATAGCTCCTCCTTTTGCAACCTTGTACATATATATTATCCTTAGAGTTAAAGTTACTAATTGTTGTTGTTCTATTTAAAGACTGTTTAGTCCTTTAAAATCCTAAACCCGTCGATTTCGACGGGTTTATTGTACATACAATCTACCTATTCACTTTATAAATATTCTTCACCAGAATCTGAAACTCCTGATCTTTTCTTGATTGCCTTAATCAATACGTTTAAGCAATCTTGTGGATGATCATTAATCTCTTTATCTGTAAATCTAACAATTATCCAACCGTTAGATGCTAATTCTGAATCTCTTCTTTTGTCTTTGGAAATCTTTTCTTGATTGTTGTGCCAAATCTCACCATCAGCTTCAAGTCCAATTTTTAGTTGTGGAATAGCTGCATCAAGTTGATAATCCATTGTTGGACCAGCAGAATATTGAGCATACAAAGGATATGGCATATTGACAGATCCTACTAATGAATATAATTTCTTTTCAAGATTAGTAAACATCTTTGGTTGAGGTCTTTCTATTTTTTTAGCAATGACTGTTCTAACATATTCATCATCACTTACAGATGCTAATCTTAATTCTTCTTGAGCTTCATAGTTCAATGGAACTGAATTGTTTCCTCCAAATAATGGAGTTCTCAAAACACCGTACAAACCATCATACTCTTGTGGTAAAGGTCCTAATAATGCTCTTCCTGTTACAGGTTGCATTGATTTCAAGAAACCTTCATGTGCTGCTGATTTAATTCTTTTAGATGCAATTCTTGTATTATCTTTTGAAATCTTTTCTTCCAATCTATCTTGGTAAATTTCATTCAAAATTGAAGATGCAAGTTTGTACATCTTATCTCTCTGAGCAGCAGTAGGAGCAGGAGGTGCACCACCACCAGGAGGAGCTCCTTCACCAGGCATTCCACCACCACCAGCTTCAGGTGGCATTGGAGGAGGCATTCCTCCTAACCCAGCATCTCCACCAGTAAATCCTTGACCTGTTACTGGACCACTAGAGAAGTTTAAGGAAAAATTAGGAGTTCCAAAGTTTTGATCATTAATGAAATTAGCACCTTGTTCAAATCTTAATCTTTCAATTTCTTGATCTGAATCTAATCCAAATGCTTCAATCAAAGAAACATTTGAAATAACTCCATTTTGATTTGCAGTAACAAGCATCTGCAACTTTCCAGTATCATCTCTGAGTTGAAGATCATCAAATTTAATTTTTGGATAAACGAACTCGTCTTGTCCTCTTTCACCTTCGACAACAAATCCATTCCATTCTGCGACAGGCTTAAAGATACAGTTCTCAATCCAGTGAGCTACTTCTCTTCTAAATGTTTCTAATCTTTGTGCCATTGCCAAAAGACCAACTTGAGCATTACCATAAGTAGGTCCCTCTCCATTAAGAAGAGCTTTATTCAACATGACACCATCTAAGATTTCTTGTTCAATTAATTCAAACTCACCAGTAAGAGGATGAATTTTTCCTGTTGCTCCATACCATTCCATATCAAAGTTATGGTGAGTTACAAGTGTTAAGTTTGGATCATTAGCAATAGATGCTAACTCATCTTGAACATTATCGATATCTTCTTGAGATGCTGGTCTTACATCACTACCAATTTTGACAACTTTGATAGGAATAATCAATCTGTCAGCAATCATGAACTGTGCTTGTCTCAACTTATCCTTATATGTAAGAATAGGAAACAATGGACGTATCATGGAAACTCCATAATCTTCCCAGGAGTTTGATCCATATTTGAAATGATAAACTGAAATAGGACTAAGCTTAATTGGCTCATTCCTAAGTATCATTTTCTTTACTTCATCTGGAATTTGATTGTAAATTTCTTTAGGATGTCTTTCATTTACAATTCTTACTTCTTCTGCTGATGGTCTGTAAGCATAAGAAGCTGCAGTATCAATCATTCCTGATGATTTAATTACATTGTCAGGATTTAATATTGTAACTGATTTCCATGTAGCACCATCATGCTTACATTCTTCATTTTTCTTTTCATCCCAGTTTGTACCGTGACAATGAGGACAGTCAATAGAAAGTAAAGGAAAACAGTCACCTAGTAAGTGATAAGTTTTGGAAATTTCAGGAAGCCATTTTTGAAAGTTAAGTTTTTCTACTAACTTTTCAAAATAGTCTTTTACATATGCTGATGAACACTCTAACTTCCATCCAGAAAAAGGATAGTTAGTGTAAAAGTTTATGGCAGCTGCAACTTTTGGTTCGTTGTTTCTCCACCAGTTTGCCCACAAATAAACTTCACGTCTAGCGTTAGGTATTTGAAATGATGAAGGAGTAAGAAAAGGGGAGTAAAAGTTAGGGGCAGTCGTAATAGTATTTACGCTAGCAGTTTTTACTGAAGGTCCTAAACCTAATCCTATTCTACTATTTGCGTAACTTCTTTTAATTTCATCTCCGCTACTTGTTTTGGATCCTTCACCTGTTACTTGCCATTCAATAGATACTGAGCACCATTTCCTCTTTCTCTAGTTGACATGTTTACATCAACATCATTTTCGTCTCTAATTTGAGATAATTGTTGCTCTAAATTAGCTTCTGGTTCTTCTTGATTATCTTCAGAAGTATTGTATATTACAGAAACATTTTTAGGATGTAGAACTTGTAAAGTTTCAGGAGCTATTACAGATACTAAATCAGATTTCTGAACAGCTCCTCCACCGAAACTTGCTTGAACGGTTCTATACCACATCGTTATCTTCTCTGAGATCCTCTAAATTGTAATCTAAACCTAATTCGTGTGCAAAGTTTTTCAAGTCATCATCAGAATATTGGTGTCCCCAATCTTCTTTGTTATCTGATAAAAGTTGTTCAATAGTTTTATTGACATCTTTTTTGTTTGTTCTTCTTTCTTCAAGTTGTTCTTCTCTTAAGATGTCCATAACACTTTTCTTTCTGTTTTCTTCTAAGAGTTGTTCTTGATTTTTTTCAACTTTACTAGCAGATTTATTCAAATGCTGAGAGACTGTCATATCATCTCCATCAGCTGCTTTACTATTGATTTCTTCTGGAATATAAATAGGTTTTGATTTCTTACTTAGGAGTTGTTCAGAGTATGGTGTTTCCATTTCTCCACGATGACCCATTAAGTCAGCATCATCAAGTTGGTCTTCTCTAACACGCTCAGTGTCAGAAACATGAGTATTTAATTTTCTCAAGAGTTCTTCAAGATATTTTGCACCATCTTGATTTTTTCTTTCTGGAGATAATTGATCATTGATAACTCTATTGTGATCTGATTGTGCTTGTTTAGGTCTCTTTACAGGTTTATCATCCTGTTGATGACCCCACTTGGAAGCTTTATTATCTGACAATTGAGTTTCAATTGAATCTTCGTAGTTAGCTTTTTCTCTTAACTTATTAGCACCTTGAGTGCTCATATTAAATCTAGCTTCATAACCTACTTCACCTTCGGTTAATTTCTTAGATCTTTCACCTTCTTTAAGTTCAAGAGCATTAGCTTCATTATCTGGATGAGTATGAACATCTAATCTTGCCATAACTTCATCATGTGTTTGGAATGCTACTTTCAACCAATCTTGATATCCACAAGTAACATGTCCATCTTTGTCTAATCTGCTGTCAATACAGTTGTTGACACATTTAGAAATCTCCATTGGTACAGGAGCTTTATAACCTTGGAATTTACCTTTAGGACAGAGTAAAAAAGGTTCATTTGCTTGTGTTGAAAGAGTAGTATATGCAACTCTTCTATTTTCTTTTGGAGTGATTTCAGAATACCAATTATGAAGTGATTTTGCTACCATAGCGATCACTTTCTTATCATTGGAAAGAATAATCTGTCTAGCTTCTTTGACAAACTTATTTTTTCTTTCATTGTTAGCAAAAGACTTTAGTTTATCAAAAGCATTTACAGCTTCGATTTGCCAGTATCCAGAAGATTTTTCATTATTTTTGTAAGCAACTCTTTCCATTTTAGCTGCTTCATTATTTTTATCTAAAAAGTTTTGCAATGCCATGTAAGCAAAACGAAGAGTATTTCTTTCTTCTGCAACTTTAATATTGATAAATCTTTTTTCTAAATTTGCTAATTTTGTTAATGCTTCAGAGTTTGAGCATTTAAGAATTTTGCCTAATAGATCAGGACCACCAGAATTCATAAAATCAATTACAATAGGACTACCCATATCAAAATGGGAATGATCCATATCTTCTAAAGGATTGTTTCGATTTTGTATCCCTTTTCCATATTATTTTCCCAATCCTAACATTGATAGTTCTTCTTTATCAAAGCCTCTATCTACCAATGCACTTTTGATTTGTTTGAGTTCTTCAGTAACACCTTTTTTGTCAACAGCTTCTTTAAAATCACCTTGTTTTGTTGATTTACCATAGTCTTGTAAATCTAAAAGGAAACATACTCTTGCTATTAATTCTCCAGTTGATCTTTTCTTGAAATCTGGTTTTCTGTCATAATCAATAGCTGCTGTTTTAGTGTTTTTGCCTTTTGATGCTAAATCTTTTAATTTATCTAAAGTTTCTTTGACTTCTTGATTCTGTTCTTGCAATTCATCAAGATTTACAGTTTTTTCATTAAGAGCAGTTTTTTCATTAGAGTTATCATCTTTTTGCTCTTTCTTTCTGTTGTATTCTTTTACAATTTCAACAGCACGTTCAATTGTTTCTTTATCCCAATATTTTAATTTAGCAATATATCTAACAATATCGTTCTTTTCGATACCGTGGTCAAGCAATTTTCCAACTTTACCCATTAAAACTCTAAAAGGATTGCCTCTAGTTTTCTTTTTTCTTTTTTGAACTTGCTGTGCTTGTCTGAAATTGTACACTGTCTTGACCTCTGCTAAAAATTCTCTCTTAATTTTTTCAGCATATTCAACATGAGTAGGGTCATATTCATCTGTTTGTGGATCCTTTGTTCTTTTTCTTGGATCACTTGCCATGTGAATTGCATCTACTAAATGATATAATCTACTTTGTAAATCTTTATTTTGAATACTGTCAGCTGCTGTATTTATTTCTTCTACTAGATTATTTGGATCTTTACTAGATACTACATCATCTAATAGTTTCTTTAAATCAGCTTTAGTAACTCCTTCATCACCATCACCATTGAGAGGAATATTATTAGGTCCTCCTGGGCTTGATGCTAGGGGCATTTCAAAATTGGATTTTTTTCTCATTAGTCTATATCGAAATTAATGTCAATACTGCTGTAAATGTCTGAGATTGTTTGAGCTCTGTTTTGAGCTTTGGTTTCAAATTCTTCTTTGATATTTTTCTTGATAGCTAATCTTGCTTCTCTAGCTGTGTTTTGTGAAGCAACTCTTTGTGCTTCTCTTGCATCTAAAGCTTCAGGATCAACCATTCCAAATTGTGAAGTATGCTCTAAATCATTTGATGTTCTTAAAATATTATGAGCTCTTGAATTAACAACTTGAGATTTTCTTAAGTTGTTAATTTGCTTTTCTTCCCAGCTTTGATGTCTAGATGCCTTAGCTTCTCTTCTTCTTTGCATTTCAACTACAGATTGTTCACTGCTCTGTGTTTGGCTTGTTAAGAATTCTTCTGAAATTGCAATCATATCAGGATTGAAAATAGAAGCTGATTTAGAAAGCATAGCATTCATATAATCATCAGCTGAAAAAGCTTTCAAACCACTTGTAGTAGTTCTAGCATTCAAACCCTCATCGGTTCCATAGTCAGCTCTTTTGATAGCACCTAATTCTTGAGAAAGAATTCTGTCTGCAATGCTCTCAGTTCTATGATCTTGATACATTGAAGCTCCAGAAATCTTTTCCCAGGATTTTTCGAAATTAGAAGCTTCTTTTTTTAGACCAATAGTTTCTTTTGAGATCTTAAATTGATTTTCAGCTGAGTTGTTTCTTAACTCAGCATAAGGATCATCTTCAATATTAACTTGAGATCCTACAAATCTTTTTTCAATGAAACTTGGGATATTTTCTGTTTCGTTTACTTTTCTAAATCTACTCATATTTTTTATCCTGGTATTACTCTAAGATACGTCCCAGGAGAAATCTCCTGGGACGATATTTCTTGAGGAATTATTTATCGTACTTTTTGGTAAAGAGTGCGTCGATCCACTCTTGATCACCGTAACCTAACTCATTCTTCCAGTAATCAACTAATCTGGAATAATCAGCATCTGTTAAAGTAGCAGTCTTGACCATTGAAGAAACTGCAGCAATCTTGACATTTGATTCAAGTTCTGATGCCATGACATTCTTGATTTCTTTCAAGTTATCTGTAGCAGCAGTATTTCCTAACATTGCTTCAACATATTCAACAGGGAAACCCTCTGCTAATGCTTTTGCAGCAAATGCTTTCTTAGCATTGATTGACAATGAAGATGCTTTTTTCATTTCAGTCTCAGTTTTAGCCCAACCAGCTTCTTTACCAGCAGTGCATCCACAGCTTTCACCAGCATATTTCTTGCCACAGTCTTCACACTTCTTTTCCATTGCTTCAGTTTCTTTCTCTTCTGCAATCTTTACAAGTTGCTCTCTGTAAGCTCTTCTTTGTGCAAGCTTGACATTCTTGTCATTTTCAGCAGCAACTCTTGTTTGAATTTGTGATGCTAATCTGACTCTTCTTTCATGTCTTGCAGCTAAAATTGTGTTAGCTAATGCCTTATCACCAGCAGCAAGTGCTGCTTCAACTGCTTCAGCTGAAAGTTGTGAAGGATTTGTAAAATGAACAGAAGCCTTTTTGTTAGATGCTTTTGGTCCTTTTCTGACCATATCTTTGTGATCCATTGAAGCTTTATCTTCATCTTCATCACATTCGCAAGGATCGCAATCGCATTCTGGGCACTTTTCATCTTCATCTTCATTTTTAGATTTCTTAGATTTAGACTTTTGTTGCATTTTTTTTACATGATCACGAAGACCTTTAGGAACATCATCAAGTTTTTTTCTATCATCTTCAGATGGTTGGTTAGCTTTGCCTTTTTCCTTAAGCATATCTTCAACTTCTTTAGGCATTGGCTTAGGTTCTTTTGCTTTGGCTAATCTTTCATTAAAGTTGTCCCAATCGATACCTTGGAATACAAGGTCAGAATCAAGAGCTTCTTCTTGAATTCTGTTTGGGAAAATTCTATCTGCCATAATTATTTTTTCTCCTCAAGAAAGAATACATTAAAGATTTCTTATTTAAAAATAGAAAATCCTGTAAGTATTTAATTAGTATCTTTATTTAAAATAAGCTTTTTTCCCTTCAAAAGAAGCTTATCTCCTATTTTTACATTTTGTTTTTCAAATGTTCCTTGATTTGCTTCTACAACAAATTGCACATTATTTGATTTGGGAACACAAGATTTTTCACTATGAGCATCCATGTCTTTGATATCTAGGATCTTAAAATCTTTATCTAAAAATGCTAAAGATAAACCAAAATCCACATTTTTATTCCAAAATGAATAACAATCTGGATAATCAAAAACAAAAAAAGCTACTTCGTTTTCTTCTAATGGATCTGCATGCATTAAGCCTTTAGATCTCATTTTGTCATTGTCTGCTATAAATCTAATATCGAACTCTAAACTAGGTTCATCACTGGACAGTCAGCCAGCAACTTTCTTAAATCTGCTAGAACTAGCTTTTACACTTCTAGCTTCTTCAAGATCAAATCTATCTTTAGATCTACCTTTTCTAAATTCATTAACAGTATTTGTGCTTAAATAATGATCTCTTAATGCTAATTTAGCTTTTTCAGTAAGCTCAACAGATCTACCATATCCAGTAACTAATCCTGCAGTCTTAAGTGCTAAAAGATCATTGTCTGTGATATTGCTTGGAACTGAGCAAACTTTACCATCTTTATTAAGAGCCATTTGACTAGCAGCAGTAACTAGTTCATCTGTGCTTGCATCAATAGTTCTAAGCATTTCAATATAAGAAGTGCTGATTTTTGATGCTTCTCTAGTAGTAGTTGGTGTAATACCCAAAAGTTGAATTTGAATGTCTGATAATCCTAACCCTTCCATAGAAGGACCATCGAAAAGTTCAGCATGCAAATCTAATGAATGTACTGGTTTGATTGGTATTGGCATAATTTTCTCCTAAATAACTCTATTATTTGGCAATCTATTAATTGCTGGGTCATCTGATTTATTTTCATCTTCAAATCTGTCAAGGAATGTTGGATCATTAATTGCAGAATTTCCTAATGTATCTGGAATGATTACTTTAGCTCCAGAACCATCCACTTGATCAGGATGATTTTGTGCTTCTATGGAATTCATTTCATCAGCAGAAACATTTTGTCCATGTCCTTCTGGTTCTAATTTTCTTGGATTAACCCAACCAGAAGAAGTAGGCTCACCTTGTCTACCTTTGTCTAGTTCTTTGTTTTCTTCTTCTATTTCTTCCCATTCAACTTGATGATTGGTATTTTCTGTTACATCAATACTAGTTTGTGGATGATACTGAGAAACCTTAATAAACAATTTGTCAGAAAGAGCAAATTTGTTATTCTTATCTAAAAAATTACAAATATTTAATATACTTAAAACTGTTTTAGATTTCATTAAACTGTATGTCCTGATATGCCATAACCAAGTGTATTGTAGATATCTTCAACACCTCTATCTTCCTTTTCATTACCATTGAAATCATAGTAGGTGGTTGGCATTTTATTTTTATTTAATTTTTCTTCAGTAGTCATGTTCGGGTCATTAGCGTTTAAGTACTGACTACCAGGAGTAGGTTTATTTTCTAATTGAGCAGGACTAACATTTGCTTTACCATCAGGATTTGGATAGTCTTGTATAGTAGGTTCATTCCAAGATGAAGAAAATCCATCACGATTGGATTTAGCTGAGTTATCTAAATAATTTTCAAATCCTTGAAAGCCATCATCTCCATCTAAAGTAATATATGACATTTCTGGAACGTGACGAAATCTATAGTTATCTATTTTATTTCTTTCATCATTAGGATAGTCTTTAGTAATTCTTCCTCTTTGTCCAACTTCATAATCTTGTTTGTCATCATTTGAAACTTCAAATGCTATACGCATCATTTGATCTTCTGATAATGCAAAATGACTTCTAGAAGGTGGATCTGGATCTGAATACTTCTCTCTAGGAAATTCTGTATCTTTTTTATATTTATGCCTTTCTTCTAAACTTTGCTCCATAGTCATAAGATGCTTTTTATCAGTTTTATTATGTTCCTTGATATAAGCAGGGGAGTTTTTGAGTAGACTATCAGCTTCTTTTTCTAAGTTTTCTTTGTAGTTATGAAGAATTGCTCTGTATTTAGCTTGCATTCTTTGCAGAGGGGTTAATTCATAATTAATAAAACCCATTTCTACATTTTGTGTGTGAAACATAGTAAGTTTTGTTTCTAAGTTATCATCGTTATACTCAGCATCTTGATGAGTTCTACTGATGATTTTTTCAAAGTTGTCATCTTCATTGCCAGGAGTAAAAGGAGAAGGAGTTCCTCCTCCACCAACACCACCAAATTGAGCTGTTCTTACATTCTTAGACATAATGATTTTTTCTTATTATAAATATCAATAACCTTTGATGTGTAGCTATCTTCTGTTTAAATTAACCATTTTAGATTTAGGTAATCTTTGTATTATCTTATTAGTTAAACACTCATAACTTACAGCAGCTACAGCATCACAAATATCATCTTTGTATCCTGATAATGCTTCAATGTAATATCTCTTTCCTTTCCACTTCTTCTGTAAGAATAAAAATTGAATTTTAGCTTCTTGTATTTCATTGAGAGGTACTAACTTATTATCAAGATCATAATAGCTACCACCAGACAAATCATAAATATCAACACGATCATCTCTAATGAGTTGAGATAATTCTGTGTATATTTTCTCTTTATACTCTTTATTGAATTGTCTTTCTACAATAGGTACTCCATGAGATTGTAGTTTTATTAAAGATGATTGAGAGTTCCATTGATCAATAGAAACTTGTTTAAAGCGAAATTTTCTATGTAAATCTATGACATATTCTTCAACATCTTTTTCTTTTACTGGCTGATTTTTTGTCATTGGGTTCCAGAAATGAATATGATCAATGACAACTCTCTTTAAGGGTTTAAAATCTGGTCCTATACTTCCATACATATTTTCTGTATGAGCAACAACTAAAGCATAATAATCAGAAGTTCTAGCAGGATCTAAGTGACAGAAATAATCAAAAAATCCAGAAGCCATTTCTTTTCTTTTTATCATCGACATACTTCTGAACATTCTTTCTATATCATCTTGTACGAACATAGGATCTGAAGAAGATGCTCCAAATTCAGCTCCATATTGCATTTGAAATTCAACAGGGTTTTTCTTCTTTTGATCATCTAGCCAAGCTTTATCAATATTTGGATTAGTAAGCCATGTTGGTAGTTTCATTACTAGAGTAGTATGGTCTTCAAGTCTATTCTCATGAAGATCATAAAGCAATCCAATAGGTCCTTTAGGGTTAGAAAGCATCATCATTTTCCCATCTCTTCCAAATGTAGCAAGAGATGGTTTTAGGTCATCATAAAGTGCATAGTCAACACCAGAATCAGGATTATCTCCTGCCATAGCTGCAACTTCGTCCATGATAATAGTCCAACAAGTAAGACCAACAAGACCAGATGCGTTACTACTACCACATCTAAGAACAAGACTACCAGCAAAAGGATTTAGACCTTGTTCAGATCTTCTCTCATTTTCTTTTCTGTCATGTTCAGTGTAAAAACGCATTTCAAGTTCTGTATCTTTACCAATATAAGGAGCAAAGAATGGAGAAGCTAGAACTGTTTGTTTGATTTTGGAGAAGATAGCTTTCTTAGCCTGTTCTTCATTTCTAGCAACATTAAGCAAAACTATTTCATCAAATTCCATCAATCCATATCTAGATTGAGGATGACCCATAGAAATTAATCTATATAGTTCATAAAGTGCCATTGCTGACACTAAGAATGATTTTCCAGAACGTCTACCTAATACCAAAACAAGTTCTTGAAATTTGTATTTATTTTCGCATTTTTCTAAAACTTGCATTCTGAGTTTTGGATCAAACTCTTCAGAGTTAATCAGATCCATTTCAGATTGATAATTGTCAATGATTGGTCTTTCTTCTAATAATGTAACTTGTCTCTCTGCATCAGGGTTTGTAGCTTCATCTTTAGCTGATTGATATCGTGATGTTTTGATTGAATTGTCTTGTCTTTTGCACTGTAAACAAGGGGAGTTGACTACTGAAAATATAGTCTTAAATTGTTTTCCCTCTTGATAGTTTTTATGAAATGCTTGTTCGTTTTGATTGATATAGTTCCAAACACAACCTTGACAATCAACTTGGTTTTCTTTATCATTTATTTCTAGATTTGTATTACCTTCTTGACCCATATAGAAACATTTGAGAATAAGTTTCTGCCAAGGATAAGGTTTTAGATTACAAAAATATGGATGTTCAATAAATGTAATAATATCTACAATTTGATCTGGATTAAACCTGGATTTTTCAGGAAGAGAAGGAGGAGCAACTTCAGATCTTGTAGCAGGTAATACTTCTTCTAGGAACTCTGAAGCATATCCAGATTCTTTTAGAAAATCTGTTACTGAGTTTGCTTGTTGTAATAATTGAGTTCTTAGATCGAGTTGAGATTGTTTAGCTGTATTTGGTTTTCTCATTAGTTATCTTGTTGAACTTTGAGCTTCAATACTTGAATTTCTTCTCTAATTCTTTTCTTATCAGCTTCAGATTCCATTTGCTCATGAAGTTTTGCTAAAATTTCAAATATATTTATATTATAAATGCCTTGATTATCTCTTGAATCTTTGAGCATCATGATTTTTGTAATAAGTTTTTCTACCATTGCTGCTCTTTTTAATTTCATTTCATTATTTCTTGAGCAGTCAATACCTCTTACATCATCTAGTTCTACTAGAAGTGCTGTTAATGCAAGTTGATGTTCTCTAAAAATCCAAGGAGCAATTAGTTCTTCTCTTTGCTCGTAGTTTTTGAGACCTGATATGGAGATTTTTTTAAAATCACAGTGCATCTCCATATGAGTATTAACTTGCATCCAGTTTAATTTTGCATCATAATGTTCTGCAAAAAAAGCAATTACAGCTTGATTTTTCTTTCCTGAATCAAGATATACGTGTTCCACCATATCTCTTAAGTGAGAAGTACAAATAACACATCTTGGTTCTATAAACTGAGGATAAGAAATATCAGTCATATTATCAGGAGGAAGTGGAACTAAAGGTTGTTCTCCCTCTTTGATATCCCTGAATAATCTTGATGGTTTCTTTGGACCATCTTCAGGAACCATTATTGCATCAATAGTTTGTTTGTTTTGTTCCATTTTAAGTGTTATACAAAGCTAAACAAGCCGCTTGAAAAAGCGGCTTGTTTAGTGCGAAAAATAAAAACTAATCTCTTAATGCTCTTTTTAATCTTGCATAAGGAGAAACAGTGTCAGCAGCTTTAACCATAAATTCATCTGCTAAACCAAAACTAGAATAATTTCCCAATGTAAACTTTTCACTTGTAGAAGTTGCATTTGAAAGATCTACGTCTGCAGATCCTTTTCTCATGGAAACAACATACTTATTCTTGGATGCTGTCTTAACTTCAGCTTCTTGTGATTGTGCAATTAATACACTATTTAATAATGTTTCTTCAACATGTGGTTTCAAGGCAGAGTGTAAATTCTTCATTCCAACAGATGAACCTTGTGCAAGTTCAGCCATTCTTTGCCAATAATTCAATCCTCTGTCATCAGTCTTTACGATTGCATATGAACCTGAACAAAGTCTTTTAGCAAATTCTCTTGCACTAACTTTTGATAAGGTTTTTTCAATAATTGGAGCACAATCTGAATACTTAGTAGGAACAACAGAAACTTCGACAACCGAGTTTGTTTCTTGGACACTAGTATCATCAAATAATTTAGATGCAACTCTATTAGCTAAATCTAAATCATAGTTATCAGCTGCCAACAATTCAACAATCTCAGACTTATCAAAACCTTGATTTTTTAATTTTTGAGCTTGACTACTAGCTACAACATAAGCGCCATCATGATGAGATTTGAGTTCATTACGCCAGTTGTAAATCATGTCATTTGGATTATTTTCAGACACTTTATTTTCTCCCCTTAAAAGAAAATAACCCCCAGACATTTTTGGGTTGTCTTAGGAGTTTTGGTGGAACATAATTACATAATACAAAAAACTTTAAAAAATATTCCTAGTCAAATAAGAAATCTTCACCTAATATACCTCTAAGTTGTTCCAAAGCTTTTGATAATCTTTTAGAAAATGCTCCTTGAGTGATTTCAAGTTTTTCTGCAGCTTCTTTTTGATCTAGTTCATGAAAGAAGTATATTTGAATTACTTCTCTATTTTTTTCACTTAATTGATTTACTGCTTCATGTAAAGTAATGACAGTATTTATGTTATTGAAAGGATCCTCATATTTTTCTTCAAAACTAATTTCCTCAATTAATTCTTCTTTGCAAAAATACTTATCAGTTAAGTACCTAAAAAGATTAATATCAATTCTTGTGGATAAGTAATAAGAAAAATAAGATAAATCAGGATCATAGTTATCAACAAGTTTCTTTAGTACAAAAATAAATTCTTGTGAAAAATCTTCTCTATGTCTTGATAATCTATTGTCTTTTTGAATGCATCTTTTGACAGAAGACAAGAATAAAGGTTTATAAAAATCTAATAACTCAAACAATAAGGCTTGATTTTTTTTCTCTTTATATTCTTTAATTAGATCATTTATAATTTCATACTTGTCTTCAGTCATAAAGAACTTATACAGTTACAAGTTTATGAAAGAGAAACGGAAGAGCATAATCCTTGTTGCCAAAGTCTCTCAAATCTACTATGGTATTTACAACTTGCTCTATCATGTAAGAAATATTTTGTGAAGATAAATCGCGCTTTTTATTCATCTCTATTTTTACACGAATAGGATTTTGAGATTTCTTTGTGTATGAGACAGACTTATAATCACTGTCAAAATACTTTCCTAAAATGTCTTCTAATTCAAGCATAGACAAAACTGTTTCAGAATTGTAAATATTCTTTTCTTTGCAGTCAGAGCAAACTAATAAGAAATGTAGTTGATACAGTAGGATCATAAGTAAACCTTGATCTGTAACAGCTTCAATCATTTCTTCATATTTTTGCAGAACCTTGTCAATGTCTTTATCAAATATACTTTCAATAAAATCAAAAATGTCTGTTTCTGATTTGAATAAGCAGTTTGAAAAGTCCTCAACATTAATAGTTTTAGAGTAAGAAGAAATCTTATCTATTTCCTGAAACAACAAGTCCAAGTCATAAGCTAAAAGTTCTTTTTTGTTGTTTGCTGCTTTTGACTTAATGCGTAATATTGGAGGATTACTAGTTATCCATGTCATAGCATCTGAAGTTATTGACATCTCTTTTTTAGATAAATAATTGTTGAGTTGTCTTTTGAAATTGTTTACATCTCCAAATAAAGGGAATGAAACATCAAAAATATTTCCAGATTTCTTAATAGATTGTATTAGTGAGTTTCTTCCATCAAAATTGTCTTCTTCATAATATAAGAAATGCATACCACGCTGCTTTTCAACATCAGAAGCAATTATTTTCAAGCTATCAATGTTAGGATTGATGTGGAGAAATATTTTACTAGTGTCAAAGAATACGGAAAAACTTAAGCTATTTTCTTCAGTACGATCAACAAAGATGAGTTTCTTATTAGGAAACTCATCTTTCAATTTAGCTTTAACCAAGTTTATAGAACCGATATATATTCTTGACATTTTATTGCATTGGGAAAATTAAGTATTTTGTATTCTTAGATTCAACAACTAGTAGGGAGAAATCGTTGTAATTTTTGAAATGAAACACAACATTTTTCTCTACGTGATCCAGTAGCTTTATCAGATGACTTGTCAGATAAGTAGCTTCAAAATCAATAACTTCCTCTTCAAGTGTTATTTTATCAGATGCTCCACCTTTACCAGAAGTTACTGCTGACAAATTAAGAGTATTATTTTTGAAAGTGAATTTTACTACGTGAGAACTAGAAATAGACGAAATAAATTTCATTGATTTCTGTAACTCATCTCTAGGTATTGAGACACTAAAAATATCTTTAGCTTCCTGAAAAAAGTTTACTAGATTTTGAAATACTGATTGATAAGTATTGTTTTCGCAAGATGTGAAGAATATTCCATTGTGCCATTTCATAAACAATTTATTTTTAGCAAATGAATATTCATGTTCTTCTGAAAAACCTAACACACTAGTAATCAAGTCACAGGAAATCTTAGACAATAAAAGAGATTTTTGTTCAGAGTAGCTATTTCCAAAAATAGCTATCCTGTGTTTATCTGAAGTTACACTGTGAAATAGATCTTCTTCTTCAAATAGCAATAAACTTGAATAAGGAAACTCATCATATTCTGGAGCTGTACAGAATACAGTATTAGTGATTGCTTCATGTAGGTTCTTTGAATTGAGTTCATTGTATTCTGAAGCTACTACAAAAGCATCCATGTATGACTTTTCAACATCTTCAGGAGAAGATGTTTCTAGAACAACTTTGGTCTTTTTGTTTCCAAGAATTAATGAATTTTTATCACTTACATAAGCAAACTGTATTTCATCTACGGGAAAGTTTGATATTGCGTTGAAAAATGAGCTACTATCGATAGAAAAGCAATGGTCGTCAGAACAACTTACTCCTAAATCAAACAAGAAAAAGATTCAAAATCTTCTTCAAGTTGAATTTCAGTGTTAATGATTTGCTGACAATAATCATTAATGGTCTGAATATGCAAAAGCCCATCTTCTTTAAAAAAGTTAAATTCAGCATCTGCAGTACCTTTTAATGCAGTATTACAAGTAAGTTTAGCTTTCTTGAAAATCTTATTAGCTTTAAATGTGTCTATAGATATTTTCAATGAAGTTGCCCCTGGAATTGGATATATACACCAGGAAGTACATTTCCAACTTCTTTCCAAATATTAGAAACAAATGTATCTTCATTTGCACAAGAAACCAATATATTGTCCTTGTAATAATTCCAAGCACTGTCAACTTGTCGAAGAACATCCATTTTATTGATAATAAGTTTTGTAACACCATTCATTTGACATGCAGTAATTACTTCATCGAGATTTAACCAGTTGATTTGTCTTGGCCGTCCTGTTGTAGCTCCGTATTCTTGACCAATCTCACGCAACATTTCAAATCGTTCGTCGTCTTTTTGGTATCCTTTAGCTCCAACATAGGTGCTATAACACTTGATAACCCCGACAACGTTCCCAACTTGCTGATAATTGAAACCATTATTTAATACTGCTCCTACTCCAGTG